TATTGATAAAGAAATTAATTACAGTTTAATTATAGTTGATAATGGAGAAGTTAAAAAATGTACATGGAGTGTCGATATTGATAGTAATAACACAGTATTAATTTTTAATAGCATAGATTTGCCTAGTAATGGTAATTCTATTAGTTATTCTAGACATCAAACTAACTCTATTGACCAAATAGCATCCGAACTACAACAAACACAAAATACAATACAACAAATTGCACTTGTTGGATATAAAAGATTTGGTGATTGGTATCAAGCATTATATGCAGCAAAATATAATTTATTATTATCAACTAGTGATTATTGGGCTGAAAAGTATGCAATATTAATAGGATGTCCTATAATATCAAAATATACTAATTGGTATGGTGGAAATCATTTAGATACAGAATTAAGTGTTTTATTTTATCAAACTATGACTCCAGATATTAATAATAATCCATTACGTAAACAAATATTAGAATATAATGACGAAAATAAAACTTTTAGTGAATTAAAAAAGGAATTAAGATTTAATGTTAATAAATTCTATAATAGAGGGTCCATAGATTTTATATCACGTGATTTCGTTACTATACCACCCGAAATAATACCTTATATAATTAACAAGTATTTAAAATATAAAGTGAAATATTTAAAAAAGAAAAACCCATATCTTGAAATTAATCAAAATATAGAAAATGAACGAAAAAAAATAATGAATGATAAAACTATAAATTATGATTCATTGTATCAAAAATATATTAAATATAAAAATAAATATAAAAAACTAACAATCTAAAACAATAGACTGTTTGCAAGTTTTATAATATTGTCTTGTTCGTGAATTACCTCAAAATCTTAAAGCAAGATTATTATTTTATTTCCAATAGATTAAATAATCCAATTATAAATGAAGGCTTGGAAACGATATGAATTATTAATATTTCATGTCATCTTAATCAATTTTTACACTTAAATTAATGTTATATTTTCTATTTATACAACAAACTAACTGGTCTATCTCATTCATCAAATTATTACTTTTTATTACTTTCTTCATATTATATTTCACTCTATCGATTGTTTTAGTAAAAGACAAATAGTTAATATTTTTTTCTGTTATAATTGAAAAATTTGGTGGTAATTTTGATTTCATTTCAGCTATATTTATATCAACTTTTTCTACTACAATTATATTTTTTGCAATTTGTTTAATAGCATTAATATTCATGATAGTATATTTTATATAATTCAATTCAGGATACTTTTTATTTATTTCATCGATTAAATTATCTAATTCAGTTTGAATATCTTTACTACTAATAACTTTCTTTAAAGTATATCTTTTACTAGTTTTTACATCCCTATAATCATATATGAATTGATATTTATCATTCTTATCAGTTAGTCTAATACCAATAGGTAGATCTAATTTATTATTATCTCCAGATTCTTTATTATAGTTCTGTTCTGATATAATATTATTTAATAATTCTAATTTTAATTTGGTAGCCTTAAATTTATCTTTTAGATGAATATTCATCGATTTACTTGATTCCCATATTTTATCTAAACTAGGATGATTTATAACAAAGAAATCTCGCATCAAATTATTAGTTTTATCATAGATTTCTTGTCGATACTGTACATATTTGGGCAATTCATCTAACCATTCTGGTAATTCTATCTTAGCATCACATCTTCTCGCTGTTTTATTACGATTTTCATTTTGAACTGTCATGGTTGCAAATCGTAAATTATCTCTACGATTATCCAGCTTATCACGATTAATATGGTCAACTGTTTTTTCAAAATCTGTTAGGTCTTCATTATGGACATCCATAATATATTGATGTAAATATAAAAACTCTCTATCATTACTAATTGTTGTTGCAATATAACCATTTGGATTAAAATACCAAAATGGTCTCTTATCATTATAATTTAGCACTTTAGATATATCTGTTTTACTAATTTTTGTGTATATATTTTTAGTAATATGCATTAAATAATATTTATCATTATTACAATCTTGAACTTTCCAATACATGTTTCTATATTGTTCACTATATTTACCATGTGTTATTTTGTGCGATGTTCCATATTTTAGAATAGTATATCCTTGAGGGTCATTAAATTTATCATAATATTTACTATCAAGTACTAATTGAATATTATCTTTTTGATAATCATAAATATTATTATTTAAAAAGTTATAAGATATAATTTTTTCATTAGGAAATAAAATGTCAATAAGTCGTTCTCTACTTTTATATTTATATAAATACCATTCATTATCAATAAACTGTAAATTATCATCATCTTTATTATTTTTAATATGAGCCAGCATCATATAGCTATCAATATCAATTATAATAGTATCATTCATAATATAGTAATTATTAGTTTTATCATATATTATTTTCATTACAAGTTATACTAAACATGACTTTAAATGAAAAAGTAATTATTATTCATTTTTTATAAAAATTTTTTTAGAAATAATAATATTCTTAATATTATTATTAATAATTTTTTATATGTAATATATGCAAAATATATCGCAATATATTTAATTGGAATAAGCAGTACCGGCCATACCGCTCATAACACGTAATACATTGTAGTTAACAGTGTATATGTTAAGTTGTGACGAAGAGTTATCAAGGTATCCAGAACGTTTCTTAAATGCATTACCATCTGCAGAAGAAAGACTATTGACTGCAGTGTAAGGCTTATTGTATACACCAACATCTACTAATAAAGTTGCATTATCAATACGTGAAAAGTTGCAAGTGCCAGTGGGTTGATGGTCTTCAGGTTTAAGAGCAAAGCTGTAAACATTAATTCCATCAGCAGGAGTATTAGAGAAATGTTGGTAAGGTTGAACATAGTTGAAATAATTACCATCACGATCTTGGAAGCGATCATGACCATTGAGTTGTAATTTACCAGTGTAAAGAGGATTATCAGAACCATCAACCATATTACCATAGTTGAAATAATCAACTGCAAATACACCAGCAGCATTTAATAAAGTTTCAGCTTGTGATACAGTAGAATCGACGCCGTTTAAGGTTGCAGTTTCTATTAAGTTTACTAAATCTTGTACATTGAGAGAAATATCTTCCATAGATAATTCATTGCGTGTTACAATAGTATTACGTTCAAAATTAACTAATAAATCATTAAGACCCATAAGTGATGTTGCAACAAGACCCTCTGAACCATTGGATGATTGTTGTAAGATTGCCTTAACATCAATCTTGCTAAGTAAGTTAAATAAAACATTAGTGTTTGGTGCACCTGCCATTTTAAGAGATTTAGAAACATTACCATATTGGCCATTGTGAATATTTGCAAGATCAATAATTTCACCATTAGAAGGTGTAAATAATGAATCAGAATTAGGACCTACTGCTGTGGTGTCATTACCAACAACATTGATTTTAATATCAGATACACTACCTGCATTGGCAACCTTTACTGAAAAACCTACAGTGCAAACAACAGCTAAATATTTAGCAAAACGATCTTTAGCTGATTTCCAGTCACCATCAGTTGCATATCCTAACCATTGAGCACCGGTTGAATAACGTTGGAAATGAGGAGCCCATAATAAGAATTTGCAAGGGTGATTAAAGTTAAGACGATATTTAGCATTGGCAGTAAGAGATTCAGAACCAGTGAATTGAAGTTGTTCAATTAAATACTCATGAGAAGCTTGAGCGAAACGTTTGCGTTCTTCAGAATCAAGGTATACATAGTCAATTAATAAATTGCAGTCATCCATACCAGTTGAGGATGAGAATTTATTAGACGAAGCTGGAGCACCAAGAACATTTACACAGCTCATACGATCACGTAATTGGCAAGTAATACGAACGTCATGGTATTGAAGAGCAATTAAAGGTAGAGCTAAGCCATTATTGCGGTTGAACCAAAATTGGAAAGGGACATATAATGTAGAAGCATTCTTACCAACTGCATCAACTTTTCTCATGTAATTGGTGTCACCAATCATATGAGCATAGCCACGTTCTTGACCAGTTTTGTGGGTAAGTTCATACCAAATATTTAACCAATCACCATATTGTTGATCAATTAAAGAACCACCGATTTCAATCTTGTACATTTGAACAATTGCGTGACCAAGACGACGGACATATCCCCATGGTACTGGAACACCTGCACTATTAACTACGCCAGATGTACCAGTAGTGTTAGTTAATGAAACATGTAAGTACATATTAGTAATTAAATCACCATTACGATTTATATTGCAAGTAACAGTACGTCCGAAATCACCTACACCATTCCAAGTTTGAGGAATAGGCTCTACAGCAAAATTGGTGTGACGACGGTATACAACTTTGAAGAAAGTAATTTGAGGATTACCAGAAAGATAAACATCTTGTGCGCCATAAGCGACTAACTGCATTAAACCACCACCCATATTATATTATACTTTATATAAGAAAAAATTTTTATAATAATTATTTTATAAAAAACGAAATTAAAAATCCTATATTATTTTTTATAATTTTTTACTAAAAACAAAAAATTTATACATTTTTTTAATAAAAAACAAAATTTTTTATTTAAAGTATTTTTTATAATTATTATCATATCCTAATTAAATTATTATTTATGTTTACTAATAAATATAAAGATAATAAACAAACAATAAAAGAAATAAATACACTAGATAATAAACATAAAAATATGGTAAAATATTTGTCTAATAATAAAAAAAGAATTGATAGTATTAAAATAGAAATTAATAATGTTAATAAAGAAATAGAGAAACTTGACTTACAAAGAGATAATTTTACATTAAAAGATATAAAACAACGCGCTGAACTATTAGATAAAAAAGATAATTATGAATCTGAATTAAATAATATTAACAATGAAGAAATGAATTATTATGATAATGCAGGTGATTTAATAACTAATTATTATAGTATTAATGACAATGATAATAGTAGTAATAAAGATAGTTATAATATATTAGATTTATTAAGTAATAAACAACAAAATATTAATGTAGATGATAATAAACAAACATCTAAAGCACTATTACTAGAAAAATATTGTCAAAGAATTGATGGTAATAGAATTAATCATGATGATGGTAGTAAAAGAATTAAATATTGTAATGAATGTAATATTGAAAAAATTTTAGTAACTTCTGAAAGTTCATATATATGTCCATATTGCGGTGATGTAGATACTATTATTTTAGATGAAGATAAACAAATTAAAGATTATTCACCTTATAGACGATTAAATCATTTTAAAGAATGGTTGAATCAATTTCAAGCAAAGCAAAGTCCAGAAATACCTGAACAAGTATTTATAGATATTGTTAAAGAATTAAATAAAAATTTTATTACAGATTTATCAACAATTACACGAGTTAAAATGAAAAATATATTAAAAAAATTAAAATATAATAATTATTATGAACATATTCATTATATTATTAATAAATTAAATACTTTACCACCACCAAAAATAACAAGAGATATGGAACGAGTATTTATTTCAATGTTTATCAAAATACAGGATCCATGGGAAAAACACAAAAATATAAATCGGAAAAATTTTTTATCATATTCATATGTATTACATAAATTTTGTGAATTATTAGAATTAGACCATTTATTAGAATGTTTTCCATTACATAAAGACTCTGATAAAATAATGGAGAATGATCAATTATGGTGTAAAATTTGCAAAGATTTAAATTGGGTTTGCTACTAGTGTAGAATACCATTACTAAAATCTTGATATATTTGTAATAATAAAATTATAAAAATTATCTAATGTATAATTAATGAATCACATATTACATAATATAGCATTAATAATATTATGTTTAGGAATTATATTAATGACAATTTATATTACAAAAAGTAATAATGTAAAAAATTATAACTCATTAATAAGAAAATATGATAGAGATTATGATGATAATAAAGATCAAGAACAAGATATATATGTACAAAAACCTGGAACAATTTTTAAAGACATGTTTGTTGAAAATTCATCATGGTTAAATAAATATCAAAGTCTTGATAATTCTTCACAACAAAATTTATATATATAAATTTATTTAAAAGAACTTTTATATATAACTTTATATGTCAAATAAATCAGATTTTTTAACAGAAGATAATCTTCTTCCATCTAATCAAAAATTTGTATGTATGTCTTTCTTAAAACCACAAAAAGAAGACAATACTACTTTAAGTGGTATTAAAATCCGCGGTGTATTTGAAGAATATAATGATGCTTGTAAACACGCAAAAAAATTACAAGAATGTGATCCTTATCACCATGTATTTGTAGGTGAGATGGGAAAGTGGTTACCTCATGATCCTGATCCAGATTCTAAATATGTCAAAGATTTTGAGTATGCAAATGAACAATTAAATAATATGATGAAGTCATATGTTGATAATCAAGAAAAGGCAAAATTATTTCACGAACAGCGTAAAAATGATATGGTAAGAAAAAATATTGTAGATAATATGGAATTACATACTAAAAATATGAATGAGTTAAAAGACACATTAGATTCAGTATCTGAGAATGAAAAGAAAGATATTGAAAAAAGATTAAAAACAATGGAAGATAATATTAGTACAATGGAAAAGAAAAAGAAAGATATTGAAGAACAATTATCATTATTAGAAAATAAATTAAGTGATTCTAATCTAGGTACATTAAATACACTAGATGATAGTAAAACTAATTAATCTTTAACTTTTTCAACAATAACTCTAACAGCATTTTTTCTCTTTGATAATAATGAATTTACATCAAACATGGGTACTTGTTTTTTCCAATCTTTATTATAAGCTGATTTGTGATATTTATGAAATTTATTACAACCAATTTTAAAGTTAGGAACTTCTTTTGCCTTATACCAAAATACTTTATCAGCAATATTTTTACTATGTACGCGATTATTTATAACCATTACACCATAATTTTCTGTTACATCAGAAAAAACTTGTTGAAATATTTCAAATGTTGGAAACATACCAGCATAATGATCATATAATCTTTTTCTATTACTTGTTGCATCTTCGGCTAACAAAAATATATAATCAAAATTAGACCGTAATTCAGGAGGAATACCTAATGAAAATTGCATTGTTAATATAAATGATATATGATGATGACGACCATTAAAAAATAATTCTTGTATATTAGGATCTTTTAACCATGTACCTTTAGAACTCATACAATCATCCATAATTAACATAATAGCATCATCTTTTGGTTTTTTTCCATTTTTTATTCTCATTTTATTATCTTCATTAATTTTAGATTGTCTATTATATATATTAGTTAAAATATCTGGACTATATTCAGAGAATATATAAGTACTTGGTATAAATTCAGAATAAAAAGAATTTAGTTCTTCTGTTCTACTAATAGCGACTCCAGCTGCTAAATTTTTTTTATGATACATTATTTCTCTTGTTAAAAAAGATTTACCTGTAGCTCTTTTAGCAATCATTGCAATTGTACAATGATCTACCATTTCGTGAATATTAAATTTTTTTAATTGGAGATATGATGCTCCGAATCTTACATCTTTAGTAGTCATTATATAATAATAGAAAATTATTATATAATTAAAATTAAAATTAAAATTTAGCTAATGTAATATACATTTCAGGATTATTATTTATAGCAGGTTTCATAATTGCCATTTTTTCTAATAAGTTTTGCGGTATATTTAATGGCATATTTAAATCTCTTGATAAATTTAAAGTTGGTGATTCTAATTCTTGTGTTGAATTACTAATAACTTTAATGTCTTCAATTAAAACATTTGTACAATTAGATAAATTTAAATTTAATAGTAGACCAACAATAGCAGCAAATAATAATGGTTTTTTATATTTTTCATATAAACTAGTTTTTGGTTGTTTTTTTTCTATATTTTCTAACCATGCAAATAATATAAATACTGCAAAAACAATTAATAAATTTCTAACATTTATATTCATTAAAATATAAAAAGAAAATATTATATTTTTTCTAAATATATTTATAATGAAAAATAAAAATAAAAATAATTTATATCATAAAATAATTAAATATCTAATAATAGCACTTGTAATATTTATATCTATAAAATATATTCCTGATAATAAAATATTAGTTAAAGAAAATATAATGATATCTGCTATTGCATCAATTACTTTTGCTATATTAGATATGGTTTCACCATCTATTAAAGTATAAAATTATTTATTATGTGATTGAAAATATGTAGGATTATTGTTATTATATATTTCTTGATAATTATTTGGATTATTTTCAGGTGTATAATGAACATCTGTATGCATATCTGTATCGCTTCCACCTAATACTTTAAATGCAGATTCTAATTTTTTATTATCTATTTCTGATACTGGTAGTTTTTTATTATCTATTTCTGATATTGGTAATTGACTGCCTATTTTAGATGTTTCACTCGTCATACTTTTTTTATCTGTATATATCTTTTGTTCAATTTTATCTATTAAATCAAGATTTATTTTTAAAGATGGGTTAATGTTAGGTGTATCATTATCTTTTTTTGTATTATTATCTTTTTTTATATCATTATTTGTATTATATGTTTCTTCTAATTTTTCAAATTTTGATAAATATTTATTTATAATAGTTTCCATAGGTAATATCTTTCTTATAGCATTATGAATATTATGTTTAATAATATTTATAGCTTCAAACTGATTTTTTTTTATTTCAGCAGTAGTATATTTATGATATAATAAGATTGGATTATTATAAAATTCTCTAGCTGCTTCTATATATATAAGATGAATAAAATTTTTTGTATCAATATTTACAGGAAGACGTGTATTATTTTGTATATTATATGATGTTAATAATGATATATTTGCTTCAATGGTTGCTTTTAATAACGAATCAAAATATGAGGGCATTTTTTCTTTTATACGTAAATATTCATTATCTATAATTTGTTGATTCCAATTTTTTATTTCAGAAAGAAATTCTTGAAAAGTTTTTAATACAGTTGGTTCACAACAATTTAATGCTCTATCATATATAGATTGCACCCCTTCATAAATTAATGGATTTAATAAATTAACTAAATGAATAGTAAATTCTTTTTTAATTTCAACTAAACAAATACTCATTATTATTTAAGTTTAGATTATTATTTTATATTATTTATTACAAGAATTATTTATTAAGTTTCCTGCGTGATTACTTAATACATCCATATCAGTAGATGTTAAACATACGCATCCACTAGAATTTCCATTATTACAAAAAAAATTAGTACCAATATAATTAGATTCTGGGGTATTTAAATCATATGGTAACGGCCATTGATTAAATTTACAACAATCACTTGAACACTTTAATTGATCTACTTTAAGTAAATCATAATTATTATCATCATAAACCATTTCATTTAGGTTAGCCTCTACTTTTTCCGATACTTTTTCCGATACTTTTTCCGATACTTTTTCCGATACTTTTTCCGGTACTTTTTCCGATACTTTTTCC